GTAGCTTGGTAAGGCTTGTTAAGAACTACCTGTCCCATAGCTGTTGCGACAACTATCTCTCCACTTGGAAGACCGTCATCGTCTGGTAATAATATAACTAAACTTCTACCTAACTCATCTACAGTTACAGTAAAGTCTGTACCACGAATACCTATCGTAGCACTTGGAGTATTAATAGTTATATTTTCTTTATCTATTGTAGCTAACTTACCGGTGATAAATCTTGCAGTACCACTAGCAAACTGAAGTGCCATCTTAGATTTAGAAGGGTCTGGGTCATAGATAAATTCATCTATAATTAATTCAGAATGCTCTGTCAATCTAACTTGACTGTCATCTAAAAAAGTAATGCCCAATCTCCCGTTAGAAGTTTGGACATTATCGTAACTGTTTATGTCTAGGTCTAATGCAGCTTGAAAAGTTAAATCTCTTACAACTCTACCAGTGCCTTTTAATTCTGTTATGTTTCCAATATTAGCAGCTTGTAGTTGTACCACCATCATTTTGAACAATACAAACAGTACCATTGTTACCGTTAGAATTGATTTGCAACCAGTCTGAAACCAATGTTGAAGATTGGATAATGTTAAATGTTCTGCTGTCACCTGTGTGGTCAAGGTAGAAGTATCCGTCTGCATATCCGCTTCCTGTAAAGTTTACTGTGTTGCTATCACCATCTACATCTACGTAGTTAGTAGCTCCATCATAGTTAATATCAAAATCAAAGGTGTTACTATCACCATTGATAATCCAGTCTAAGTCAACCGTACCTGCAAGTGCAGATGTACCTGTGTCTAACGTAAATGTGTTAGAACTTCCAGTTACATCAACATTATAATCAGAACCATCTATCCCATAAGTATCAGTTGGGTCTCCTTGAATAGTAAATGTATTACTATCTCCGTCAAACTCAAAAAAACCTGTAATGTTATCACCAAGGATATCACCTAAGAATTTATTGGTATTACCGATTTGATTTATATCTAATGTAAGATTCAAACCGTCTAAGTCTAATGCTGTTAATGTACCAGCAACAGAATCTAGTCCACCAATAATGTTAGAGTTTCCAAGTTGTTCTAAATCAATATTTGCTGTAGCACCAGATTGGTCAACATATATTTCGTTGTCAGCCCCGTATAGCAGTGATGCACTCATCATCACAACTAGGCTCATTAATTTTAATGTTTTCATATTCCCAATAGCCTCTCTCTATTCCAATATTTATTATATTTAATACTCCAGTCTCTATTGCTTTTTGTAAAGCTATAGAAACACTTTCATTCTCAGCAACTCCTCCTTCTATTTCTACCAGTTCAGTACCGGCTTCTATAAAACGAAATACATCTTGAGAAATACTTGTGGATATAATACTTTTAGAAACTAATGTTTCGGTAAGCACTTCTCCAGTTGACACAGAAACTAATCGTAATGATATAGTAACTGTATCTTCTCTATACTGTTTACTATTACCTATTCCTAAGTATCTAGCACCAGCACCTCCAGATTTGAGGTTAGCTTCATAACTAACAACTCCTCCCTGAACTAATAACCCTGCAAATAGCAGTGGTTGCATCTTATTATCTTCTTTAAACTCTTTACGTGTAGCTCTAATTAATTGTCTTTCTTTTGTTAAGTCATCTAATCCTACACGTTCTACAACTCTGAAAAATTTACCACCTGCAGCATGTTTAAAAGCTCTTATAAGAAATGCTTCAGGAGCTTGTGTAATAGCTGTGCTAAACAAAGCAAACGAACTATTACTTCTACGTTGTCCTGTTAAGTCTCTAAAGCTATCGGGGTATATAGCTATAGTAGGTTTTACTTTTGCTCGTGGTAAGTTTTTTAATTCTTCTGACTGTAAATCTAATATAGAACTAGGCTTAATATCTTGTGTTAATGTTAAGTCTTTATTCTGATTTAAAACAGCACAACTAGAAAGTAAAACTACCGATAGGCAAAGAAATAGTCGTTGTATTTCCATCACTGTCCGTTATGTTTAAAGTTATTATTCCATCGACAACACTATATTCTATTGTGTTACCTTCTAATTCTAATATACCACTATCACTAGCAGTCTCTCCAAATAAATTTTCTACTAACTGTCTAGATAATTGTGCATATATTCTAGACTCTAAGTTTCTTATAAATCTTGCAAGAGTTGTATTCTCTTTGTCTCTTTTTATCTGGTCTTGAAGTGCTTTTATTTCTGCCTTTAATGCTTCTTTACGATTGAACTCTTGATTTTGGATTGTAAGATAATGTGATGATGTACCAACACCATTAAAGCTAGGACTTTTAAACTTAAATACTACTTCATCTGCAATACTTCCTACAGACCAAAACATAATTAACATAGACCAAAAGAATATACAAAACTTACAGTTCCTTATAGTCTTTTCACTTTTAAATGTTGGTTTTAATTTCATAATATTTTATCGTTTATCCAAAACATAAATAACATAAATCCAAATACAGATACTTGTACTATAGAAGCTACAGTAATTTGTTTCATTGGATGTACATCTTGCATCTTCTCTATCCAAGATTCATTTGGAGAAAGATTAACTGCTTGTAATATTTTCTTATCATCTATCTTCATTGTAGTTGTTCTAATACACTTATAATAAATAAAAATACAAATATACTTATAATAGGTATTTCTAGTTTAATCTTTTCTTTTATCATCTCTTTTAGCTTTTGAAATCTTAGCAGTATCAATTAATTGAGGTACTCCTAGTATTGTTTTAATCATAGTATCTTGTCTTATGATTTCATTATCAAGACTTCTTACTCTATCTATTAATGCAACTAAGATGCCATGTTGTGTATCTAACTTTACACCTAGTCTTTCTTCTATAGCTGCTATCTGTGCTTCTACTTTTGCATCAACAGTATCTAGTTTTGCTTCCATACCATCAACAATACGTATAACTAACTTATAAATAAACCAACCAAGACCTATTGCTGCTGCTATAGGAAATCCAACTTCTTGAATAAATACTACTACTTGTTCCATTAGTCTTTAGAAGTGTTAGAAGCTCCAAAGTAAAAAGATATAACAGCACTTGCCAAGCCACCAAGGTATCCAAGTACAAGGTTTATAAGAGCTTCAGAGTTTTGCTCTGGTGGTTGTAGAGTAACAAGGAATATGTATCCCATGAAACCACCGACAACAGCTATGCCCATGATACGTGCTGTCCAGTCTTTACTGAACTTATTCCTAGCATCTTGTCCATCTTGTGTTTCTAATTTAAACACATCTACTTCAAGCTCTTTCATCTGTACTTCAAAAGCTTGTTCAGCTTTTTTAAGTTCTAACATTTGTTCAGGTGTAGCTTCTGCTATTCCTTTCTCTATAGCTTTTGGAGTATTAGGAACACCTAACACTTCTGATATCATGTTAGCTGCCATTCCTCCCATCGGTCCACCCAAGGCAGTTCCTAATGTAGGTGCAACAGCTCCAACTATGTTTTTTAATAATCCTTTCATTTCAGGCTCCTAATACCATTTCTTGTAATTCTTTACTACGTCTACCAACTTGTCCATACCAACGACTGTCTTGCATTTGTACAGACATCTCTTTCCAGTTATGTTCTCTACAAGCTTTTAACATGTTACGAAACTTTGAAAGTCTTGTACCACCTAGATTAAAACACATGTTGACTAATACTCTCTGTATAACTTCTGGTAGCTTTTCAAAGTCTTCTTCGCTTCCAAAGACATGTATGGTTTCCTTATAGTGCTTTTCAAAGTCATCCTCATAATACATGTCTACAACTTCTTGAGTAACAGGTGTGCCAACTTCCCAATCATATTCCGGGTCGTTAGGTTGGCAGAGGTGTCCAACTCCTAAAGTTTTATAGCCTAGACTATCCATATAAATTTCTAACACTTCACCTTCGTGTCTCTTTATTTCAGCTTTGCAAAGTTCTATATCTAATTTATTATTTTTCTTGAAAAACATCTAATCCTAATTCCTCCATTTGTGCTGAGTAAGGTTGTCCTGTAAAAGGGTCAACTCTATTTTCAGGTTCATCCTTTGTATAAGGTACATCTACTTCACCACCTTTAAATTTATTGAGTCTTTCTTTTTCTATTCTTTGAATACGTTTAGCTCTTGCTTCGTTATATACCTTTGTATACGCTTCCCATTCAGCTAGTACTTGTACACGTCTTAACTCTGCTTTCTTAATAAGCTCTTCTCTTTCTTTATAAGTTATGTTACCTTTTTCAAAATCTTTTCTAGCTTCTCTAACTATTTGGTCAGCAGCTTTTAAATCTTGATTAAGTTGAAACTCTTTTGATTTTTGATTTACATCAGGGTCTTGGGGTCTTAATTTTATACCTAAAGAATAAGCGACAGACTCACCGAAACTATAAGGAGCTGTATACCCAGAACCCGTTATTAATTCTCCTTTCTCATAACCTTTACCTTCTCTAAGAGAACGTGCTATTTTATCATATGAATATGAACCCGGTATAATAGGAAGGTTAGGAGTTAATCTTTTTATTAATGCCTTAGCTATTGCCTTACCATCTTCATCTACTCCAAGACCATCAATTTCTTTTCCTGTAAAAGGGTCTGTTCTAGCTACAGCTACGTTATATATATCTCCATATAAACCAAAACTAGGTTGTAAAGGTGAAGGTACTCCCGGTACTCCTGTTTCTCTTTCTTCAAATATGTCTCCACCCGGAATCCATCTACTAACATCTAAGTATTGAGAGTCTCCATCATTTGAGTTCCAAGGTACTCTAAGAACTGTTGGTGGCATATAAGGAACACCCCATAAAGTTTTAGAGTATTCATCTCTCATAGTTACTCTTTCTAATTCAGGGTCTCCACCAGCAACTTGCTTACCTACTTCATTTAAACCATAACCAATACCTGCCCACTTTGCAAACTTATGAGGTCTTAAAGTAGCTGTTTCTGCTAGTAACGGAACTATTCTATATGTATAAGATAAGAAAGGAGTAGCTGTTCTTCTAAGAGCATTAATAGCAGGAGCATTAATATCATAATCAATAAACCATTTACGAGCATTCATAGCAGCTTCTGTAACATTCATATTCTTATCCATTCTATCCATGAATACAGCCATTCTAAATACTTGGTCTTCTTGTTGATATAAGTTTTCTAATTTAGTAAGACTTAAATCTTTAGCCTTTTTAAAATGTTTGAACATGTCTGTAGAATAACCATAAAACTGTGAAGGTTCGTCAGAAGCAGTTATTTTATTAAAAGCTTGACCCATTGCACCACTAGTGTCTCTTAATTCTTTAGTAACCATATCTACATCAAAGACACCTTGTTCTCTAGCAAGTCTATATAGTTCAGACTTTTCACCCTTCATAAGTTCCTTAAGTGCTTTAGGTAAATAAGTATAAGAAGTATCTGAAAAGTCTAACAATACAAAGTTAGACATTACGTTGTTGGCGTGTACTGCAGGATTCCAAGCTGTTTTAGATTTTTTCCATATAGCTTGTGATTTATCAAAAGCCCTAACAACTTCTTCCATTTCTACTTTTTCATTAGTAAGCTGAACCATTCTTTTAATATCGTTCATTACATCTTTATGAATGTACATATTTTTTTCAGCTAGTTCTCCATAAGATTTGGTAGTTGTTCCTCTTAAAGTTGTATTAGGAACTAAAACAAAATCACTAGGTTCTCCTTTTGATAACCAATCTTCTTTTGTTAATGCAAATCTTGAATCGTTTGATAGCTTTCTAAAAAATTGTGCAGTTGAAATATCGTTAGACATTAATCTACCTGTCTCAGCTATAGCAAAAGCAGCATCCTCTATTTCACCCATTTGAGTTCTTTCATCTTTTGTAAAGTCTCTTCTTATCTTAACTTTACCTTCAGAAGGTCTTTCTATTATTTCCCAACCTTCTGCTTTCCATTTAGAACCTGCTTTATTAAATGAATCTTCTGAAATTATTTTAGGAGGAAGACCTCTTTCTCTTAAGTTATTACCTATAAGACTTACTTGCCTCATAGCTGTATACATTTTAGGACTTTGACCAGATTTTAAATTTCTGGTATAGCTTCTGTGTAAATATGTATTAATGTTTTGTAAAAAAGTTTCTTTATCTAATAAATCTAAGTCTATATATTTCTGACCCATTTCTTGAATAACTTTTCTAGCTTTTAAATTAAGCTCAATACCTTCTTCTGCTAAATCATCTATAGCGTCTAAGTTACCAGTCATTAAATTATATAATAGTTTCCTTTGAGGACCATCTAGTTTTTCTTTTGATTCTAAAGCTAAGTCTAAAAATTGTTGAGCTATTTGATTTTTATTTACCTGTGCTTCTCTTCTTAATAATTTATAATCAGAACTTAAACCATAATCATCAATTAAAAATCTACCCATGTGTTCAGCTAAAGCATCATCACCAACTTTTAACTTACCTAAAGTTTTTGTAAGACCTGCTCCAGCCATACCAGCTAAGAAACCTGCTCCAAACTTTTGAAGTGCTGTAGCATCTGGGTCATCTACAGAATTATAACCTGCTATACCAGAAGCTGTTCCTGTTAAAGCAGAACCCCAGTTATCAAACACTTTATTTTTTAAAGCTATACCAAAGTTATCTTGATAAAATTTTAATACTCCAGTATTTAATTTAATTTTATTATCAGCTTGTTCACCAAAAACTTCTTGTACTTTATCTTCAATAACTTTTTGTTCTGTCTCTTTTGGTACAGGTTGATTGTTTACAGGTTTTAATTTTTCAGCTACGTCTTTTTGTTTTTGAACTTGAATAGGTTGTATTTGATTCTTTACAAACTTTTTAGAGTCTTGCAAACTTCCAAATACATTTCTTTGTACTAATTCTTTTTTTCTTCTGTTAAAATCAGCTATGCTTTCTCCTTTCTTTCTACCTCTTAACAAAGGTGTACTAATAACTTCCCATTGTTTAGGAATAACATTACCGTTTTCATCTATTGCTTTTTGTATAACGTAAGAAGTTTTAGTAGTAGGATTCTTAGCTTTGTATAACCATGATAAAGGATTAGATTTTGTATCTATTGCAAACTCTACTTCAGAGCTTCTTATAGTTGGTCCAGCTTCAGCACCTTCAGGGCTTTTTAAAGCTTCTCCTTTCTTAGGAGGTTGTAATTTATCTAAAGGAAATTTCTTAGTTGCTTTAGCTCCGTCTTTACTAACAAACTGTACAAGAGCAAATCCTTCTTTATCTATTTGTATAATAGTTCCTCTGTTTTTCCTATCAGGAGCTATTATTTTAGAGCCTACTTTTAAAGGAGCAGTAGGGTCAATAGTTTCTTCAGTATCATCAGCACTTTTTCTAGGTGCTTCAAACTCATCAGACTTTGCAAAGTATCCTTCTTTACCACGTATCTTAGCTATTCCTTCTAAAGTTGCTCCACCTAATGCACCTAACGCACTACCTGCTGTAGCACCTATAGCTATGTTTTCTAAACGACTTTGTTTTTCACCAATAAGACCCGGAGACTCTTCACTAACATATCCCATACCTGCGTGAAATCCACCAGCCATTCCTCCATACTTAGTTAGCTCCCAAAGGTTTTTAGCTTTTTTACCTTTCGATATCCAACCTGCAATAGGTACATAACCTAAAGGGTCTGCAACTACTGCTGAACCAAGAAAGGCTGCCATAGCTTGACTACCATATTCTTCGTTATCTAATATTTGTTGTAATGTTCTATCTTTTCTTTTTAACTCTTCGGTAGCCTCATCCATTCCTAATACTCTAGCACCAAATTGTTGTATTCCTCTAAACGAATCACTAGCTCCCATTTTAGCAGCATATTTAAGTGCTTCAGATTTTGAAAGCTTATAAGTTGGGTCTATAGTAGAACGAATATATTCTATATGTTCTTTTTCTTTTTGGTCATATGATTTATAAGACATGTAAATCCTTTATGATATTATCTGTTTTTTAAAAAATTATTTATAGTATCTGTAATTTCTTGAGCTTCTAGTGGATTTCTCATTGCCCATGTATTTCCTTCTATAAATGCTCTAGGATATTTTTCTTGTAATTCTTTATAAATATCTTTAAAGTCTTCTTTAGTTTGAGCAGTAGCTTCTGTTTCTTTAAAATATCTTTGTAACATTCCCGAAGGTTTAACTTTTCCAAGAGCTACCATATAATCTCTAGCTATAATTTTTGTATCTTTACTTTCTTTTAACATTGTTTGGAAAGGTGTTAAAGTTTTATCAGGAGTTATATCTACAACCGTAAACCCACCGTTTCCTTTTTCTTTAGTTTCTTTATAATAATATTTACGATTATCTATATCATAAGAAACATTTGCCATTCCTTTTAGTCCTGAATCAGGAAAAAATTTATCTAAATCAATAGGGTTTCCATTTCCTAAATCTACAATACCAGATGTTTTATTACCTACTAAAGACATTGTAGCTTTAGAAATAAGACTATTAGGATTACTTGCTAACTCTTTAAAAGTATCGTTTGTTATTTCATTAAAATTATTTAGTTCTTTAGAAACTCCATTTTTAGTTTTTACTATTTCATTTTTTTCTTTTTGATTAATTCCTAATCTTATTAATTCATTTTTTCTAAAAGTTTGAGCATCCCATCCTTCTGCTTTAGCTTGTGGTAAAAAGTCTGCACTAACTCTAAACTCTTTAGTAACAGGGTCTATATAAAACATAGGCATACCATCTTCTGTAAATTTAGATTTTAATTCATCTTCATAGTTTGTATCAATAATATCATTAGCCTTTTTTAAATCATCTAAATTTTCTTTATAAGCATTATTTTCTAAAGCCCAAGCATTTGCAACGGAAGCATTTGCTTTTAAAGCAACATTACCGTCTCCTTTTAACAACCTAATAAACTCTGGAACATGTTCTGTTCTAACTCTATTAACCAAAGTCATTTCACCAACTTCTGACATTAATAAACTATCATTAGGTGTTTCACTTTCAAGAAGTGTCTTAGGAGTAGCAACTGAACCGTCTGTATATGTGACAAAACTAACTGCTTTTTCTTTAGTATATCCCGGTTTAGAATTGTTTTTCATAACTTTTATTTCAGTCTTTGATATTTTTTTACCTAGTTCTCCACTCTTTCCTTCAACAAACTGTTCATTCATTTTAGTAAGGAGTTCAGGAGTGTTGTATCCTAATTTATCGTATACATCTGCAAACTGTGCAAACTCATCAATCTCTTTAATAACGTCTGTGTTAAACAGTTTATCTTTAGCTATTTGTTTTTTGTATTCTAAAGTTTCAGAATTTTCTCTACCTAATATTCTTTTTATTCCACTTGTAGCTGCACCAAATAAAGTTCTTGGAGCTTGTATCTCTGTAAAGTTTTCATAATCATCCATAAAATCTTTCATAGTAGGAACATCTTTTGCTTGTATAGCTTTTTGTTCTAATGCTGTATAAAGCTCATTTGCCTTTTCAGTTGCTTGTTCATTTATCCAACTAGATATACTTTCAATATCTTTATAAGGATTTGTGTCTTTTGCAGCCGCTAAATAAGAATCAAATATTTGTTTTTGTAAATAAGACTTACCACCGTTTTTTTGAACTTCGTTCCAGTATGTAGTAGTAGCTTCAGCATTTTGTATATAACTTTTATACTTAGCTTTAGCAGGACCAAACGAAGATTCTAATTCATCAGCTCTTTGATTAATTAAAGCATTCGCACCTTTAACAACAGTATCAAAAGCAAGAAGTCTTTTAGAAAACTTCTCTTGTTTCTTAATTTGTTCTTCATTATATTGTTTTGCTTCAGCAAACTTTTGTTCTGCGTATTGCTGAGTACTTTCATAATCATATCTTGACATATTATTGTCCTCTTTCTAATAAACTTTGTTGTGGTTGTTCTTCTTCAATCATAGGTTCTTCAGTTTTTGCTAATAAACTTTCTTTAGGCATTTCTAAAGTTTCTATTTTTTCTACTATGTCAGAAGGTAAAGCTCCTTTAGGCATCTTACCCATTTCTTTAGCTTTTAAAGTTTCTGCAATGTTTCTTACTTTATCTTCTAGTATTGAATCTTCATCGTCTTCATCATCTTCATCATCTATCCTATACTGAATATCTGCTTTTTCTGCTAGTGCCATTAATAAATACATTAAAGGTTCCATTAGCATCATCATTAAATCAGGATTCCATTTACCTTCTCTAAAACCTACATAACCTATTTGCATTGCTAAGTCTGTAACAGGTATACCATCACCCATAGCTAACACCATAGGAGTATAGTTTTCCTCTAATAATAATTCAGCAGCAGTATAATCTAAAGCTTCTTTAAAGTTTGTAAAATCTGGGGGTCCTTCAAAAGGTCTAGGCTCATCTGGATTAGATGTTAATGATTGACCCGGTATAGGTCTACCAGCTTGAGCAAAAGCATCTACAGCTTCTTGATTATATTCTTCCATTTATATCTCCTAAGTATTATATCCAGCAGCTTCATAAATTCCTGTTTGCATTGATGTGTTTTGCGAAGCTGAAAAGTTTGCCATGAATGATTGATATGCAGAGTTACCTTCACCTATTAAGTTATTCAAAAAGTTAGCGTTTTGAATATTGCCTACTAAATAAGGATTACCCTGTTGTTGGGTCATTAAATCTACTTGGTTATACACTGCAGAATTACTAGCTCCTGCATCCATCATTTCAGGTATATCAATATAATAACTGCTAGGTCCTTCAGGTGTTTCATAACCTAATGCTTTAGCTAAATCTTGACCTCCTGCTGTTCTAATACCTCCAGTTACAGCTCCTTCTAATCCAGTAGTAACGGCTTTTTGAACATCAAAATCTTTTACACCTTCTACAACTTTACTCGGTATATCTATTAACGTATCCATAAACGATGCATCTTTAGATTTAGATAATAATCCTGCATCTACAGGTTTTGTAAATTTAGATACGTCTGTCAATCCTTCTACAACTTGTGATGGATTTAACTTAGGAGGAGTAATAGCTTCATTATAATTTTGTTCTATAAAACTTGTTAAATCTCCACCGACTTTTATAGTTTGTTCTGGTACAAATCCTGTTAAATCTGGAATATCTAACATGCTTGAAACATCTGTTACTCCGGGAACTTCTCCTTTACCTTCTATTAATTTTTTAGTAAAGTCTTCTGGAGAAGCTGTAGTAACATCAAAAGGCTTACCTGCTTCTATAACTTCTGTTAAACTTTCTGGAGTTTTCTTTGCAAATATAGAAGTTCTACCCTCGCTTAGTGTAAATCCTTTACCCTTTGCAAAGTTTGTAACTCTATCTACAGCATTACCAATAGTTTGAGAAACACTATTATAAACATTACCTGCAAAAGTACCTGCTTTATTTATAAGGTTTAACCCGTGTCCAAGAGCCTGACTACCTATACCAGCTTTACCTAATAGCTTAGTAGACCATGTAGCTAACTTTCCAGAGGCTCCAAAGAAACTTCCTAAAGCTTGTGTAGCATAAGGCATAAGAAACATCATTCCTATCTGACCTACTATGCCTAGTTTACCTATAGCTCCTGCAATTTTTTTAAAAGTGTTTTTAACTCCCTTACCTATTTTCTTAACAGTTTTTTTAATTCCTTTCCAAAGTTTACTTAAAAATGACATGTGTATATTCTCCTATTTATCTTTATCCAAATATTCTATCTATAGTACTTGATGCATTAGTAAAATTAGTTGACCAGTTTTTTGCAGCATCTCCTTCAGAACTTGCAGCAGCTATCATAGCTTGTAACTTTCTATTAGCATCATTTTCACCAAACCTAAAATCATAGTCTGCTTGGTCTCTTAATTCTTGCCATAAAAAAGATAAAGCTGATGAAGTTAAACCAAAAGCATTCTGTGCGTTCTGTTGATTAACAGCATTCTGTGCTGCAGTGTTTGCCATGTTTGATTGTCTTCTCCAATTAACATTAGAATTAATTACTGCTTGTTCATTAGCAGCGTTCCACTGTTGTCTATTAAAATCTAATTGTGCATTAAATTGATTTACTTGATTCAATATAGCAGCATTTGATTTATTAACATCTGCAACTCTATTCGCATCTCTAGCATTTGCAGCATTTTCAGACTGAACATTAAACTGCTCCATATTATTTAATTGAGCTACGTTAAATTGACTCATTTGTGCATTAAGACTAGCCATAAACTGATTAGTTTGGTTTTCAGATGTTGCATTAAACTGAGCTGCAGCATTTTGAAAAGACTGATTACTTAATAATCTTTGTTGATTTTGTTGAGCTTCTAAAATATTAGCTTGTTGTTGATTACTAAGATTAGCCATATCTACTTGTAAAAAAGCTTGTGCATTTTGTGCAGATAGTTTAGTTCTAGCATCTAAGTTCGCTAAATCCATTGAAGCTAAACTTGTAGCATCTTGCATAATAGCTTGTTGGTCAGCATTAAAATTACTAAGAGTAGCTGTTTGCATAAACTTACTATCAGCTAAAGCTTTCTGTTGGTCAAAACTAAATTGAGCCATGTCAAGATTCGCATTAATCTGAGCATTGGTCATTCCAGTTTGTTGCTCATTTGAAAGCTCTGCAAGTCCTAACTGCTGTGCTAACTGTGCATTTGTTTGAGCAACAGCCATACGCTTATTAAGATTTGCTAACTCTATCTGATTCTCTGCAGACATGCTTTCGCTATCTGCTTGGTTTTTAGCTGTTAAGTTTGCTAATGCTATTTTTTCTTCAGCACCTAACTTAGCCATTTCTGCTCTTTGTCTTAGTTCAGCATTTTGAGATAAAACAGAAGCAGTAGTTGCTAACTCTTGTAATCTAAATCTATTGGCTTCTGTAAAGTTTGCACTATCTGCAGCAGCTCTTTCTTGCAAGTTTGCAAGTTCCATCTGATTCTCAGCAGACATATTTGCTAAGTCCATTTGTTGTGCTAAATTAACATTAGTCTTTTTAAAGTCTACAAGAACATTAAGATTTGCTAATCTCATTTGTTGTTCATTAGACATTGACTCTCTAGCAGCAGCATTTAACTCTGATAGATTAGTTAATTCAACTCTAAGTCTAGCATCAAGATTAACTTTTTCCATGTCTTGTTCAAGCTCTGCTTGTCGCATAGTTCTATTAACTTTAGCTTGATACTCTGTTAATCTTCCTTGTTGTTCAGCAGACATGTTTTCTCTTGAAGCTTGATTAAGCTGTTCAAGATTTGCAAGGTCCATTTTAGCACCAACATCTAAATTAGCTAAAGCAGCTTGTTGTCTTTGTGAAGACTCTTGTGAAGCTCTTTGTTGAGCATTTTGAATGTTAGTCATTCTAACTTGTTGCTCTTGTTGAGCTGTAGTTAGAACTGCTTGTTGTTCAAACTCACCCTGCTTTAATACAACTTGTTGTGCCATTTGTGCAGTTTGTGAAGCTGCTGTTTGTTGGTTAGCAAGATTAGTCATTCTTTGTTGCATTACTTGACTAGCTTGTTGTAAGTTTGCTTGTTGTTCGTTACTTAAGTTTTGAGTTGCTCTAGCTTGTAAAGCTGTAGCATTGCTCTGTGCAATTGGTAAAGCACTTTGAATAATAGCATTAAATAAAGCATCTCTTCCAACTGTAGAAGCATTTAAACCTCTTTGAGCCATCATTTGATTAACTGCATCTACAGCAGGTCTAGCCCATACAGGTGTTTTATTATCTTCAATACCTGCAAGTAAGTTTTCCATCTGTGTAGATACTAAAGCTTCTTTTGGGAGTGCTGCTACTGCTGCTATAACATTAACAGGTTCAGTATCTATTTTAGCTTCTACTTCTGCAGGATTTTCTATAACTGCTGCTGTTACTTCTGGAGGTAGTTCACCAACGACAGCTAACATATCTGCTGCTGCAGTTGTACGAGCTGTTCCAGTTACTGCCTGTCTTGATGCAGCTTGAAAAGTTGGTATACCACCTATCTGAGCAGCATCACCTTTAGCAACTCCATCAGAAGTTATACCAGCTCTAGTAGCTGCATCTTCACTTGGAGCTGTTCCTAATTCTTGTGCTATTTTTGTATTAGCTTCTGCAACTTGTGCAGTTCTTTGTTTAGCTAATTCATATTGAGGTATATTATTTAAATCTACTCCCTCGCCTGTAACATTAGCTAGTACATCTGTTTTTTCTTTTTCAGATATAGTTTGTGCAATTCTTGTAGTAACTTCAGCTTCATCTACAGGAGCAACTTCAACTGCTTCTTTAGGAGCAATGTACGGAACTGTAGAAATAGGTCTAAGACTACCTTTAACTTCTGGTGTTAAAGCTTTTTCTATTTCTTGTCTAGCTATTTCAGCAGCTTGTGTTGGGTCACGTTCTGCAATTTCTTGAACTTTTGCTGTTATTCTATTTTTTAATTCTGGAGTAAACTTTTGTATAGCTGCTTGTACGTCTGCTGGTTGAGTTTTTACAATAGCACTAAAAGTAGCTGCTTCTATTTGTTTATCTACAACACCTTTAACAGCTTTTCCTGTTTCTACATCTTCTAAAGGTTGTTTTTTAATTGTAGCTGCTTCTATTTCTTTAGTAGGTTCAAACTCAACAGTTTTAGCCAATGTTCCTGTTAAAGAAATGTCTTCAACTTCTGCAGTAGGAACATCTGGAATTTTTCCAGCAGCTATTTCTTCTGCAGTTCTACCTGTTTCAACAACTCTAGAACCTCTTTCAGATTCAAACAGTTCTTTTTTTTCTTGCTCAGTTAATTCATCAACTATTGGTGGTGTATCATCTGGTGGTGGTGTATCATCTGGTGGTGGTGTATCATCTGGTGGTGGGTCATCTGGTGGTGTTTTATCATCTGGAGGACCATCATCCGGAATATTTATAATAGGTTCACGTTCATAATCATACAAATCACTCTTTCCACCCGGAGCAAACCCTACTCTTCCACCCTTAGACATATCTAACCTGTTAGCAGTAACGTACTTTCCTTGATATTTTTTATTTCTTTTCTTTTGTTGTTTATTTTTTTTCATAGTTATATACTACCTATTTTACTTGACTTCAAAGAGTTTGTCAAGCTTTTCTCCGATTTTATCTATTCTATCCATGAGGATTCCCATGTCATCTTTTAATTCGTTTTTGGTTACATACTCTCTAGCTATCTCTTCACGAGTTTTGTTTAAGAGTATGTCAAGGCGTTTAGCCTCTTCTGTGTTTTGTCTA